GAAGGATTCGCAAGATTTCTTGAAATGCTTCCTTCCAGAGAGTTAAAAGCTTTAGCAGAAACACAAGCTCATTACAGCAAAAAAAGACTCGTACAAATTTATTTACTAAAAAACAATTATGACAACAACTTCAACAACTCCAAAATTCAAAATAAATGATCAAGTCAATAAGAAAAAAAATACAGGAGTTTATCTTTCTATAGGAGGTGCTGTTGGAACGGTTATAGAGATCAAGGAAAAGTATAATGTCAGAGGTCGAATTTGCTATTACTACGGCGTTAAATGGCCTGATGGTAGAAGGTCAGAACACGCACAACATATACTCGTTCCAGCTCCATAATGGTTAATAAAATTCAAGCCGACTGCCCTGAGTGTGGAGAAGGCAGGACTAGAGTTGTATGCACTAAACGTACTCCTGATGGAGTTACAATTAGACGCAGGAGATGTGTTATTTGTGAACATCGTTGGTACTCAATTCAATACCCAGAAGTTCCTGTTGCAAATCAAGAAATAAAGTGGATAGGTACTGGACGTAACGCTAGATTTGAACAGTCTGCTTAAACAACAAAACCTCCTGTAATGGGGAATACAGAAGGTTTTGTGTTTTCTTTTTTTCTGAAGCAAGGAGGCGACCTATTAACCTCCTTCTTTAACTATAACCTTAATAATTTCTCAAGCAAGTTCTTATTGGGAGGTTTTGCTGGAGCTGTAGCACACGCCAACTTGGCTCTTAATACATGAATCTCATGCAAACAACCAGAAATGAAACGAGATTGTTCGTGATTTTGTCTTGTTATTGCTTCTGAATATCTTTTGACTTCTTCAATATTATTAGAAGCTTGAATATGTCGAATATCTTTTTCCATACTTAATTCCTCTTCAATACTAGGAGGTTTTAGTAGATCTACTAATACAGCCATCTCAAATGGAATTTCTTCTTTTTTCATCTTTTTCTTTTAGTTTTAGCAATTTTTCTTGACGCTGAAAAGCTCTAAATTGCTGCCTTCTTAGTTCTTGACAATGAAGACAATTACACAATTCCGTCGAAGCTATCAAGATCCTCTGCTTTAGCTGCTAATCCAGTATAGATGCCATGTTGAGGGTGTTCAGGTCTATGACGACCATCAAGAATATACCAGCGTTCCATGTTTAATACCCTTTGACGGTCTTCTTCGACCCACTCAGTCTTATACATACTCATTGAAGTTTTAATGTTCGATTAGGCCATAGTCTAGCCTCTATAAAGTCAACGTCTGATGGAAAAGTTTTTTCATTTGAAATATTCATGGAAATAGCTAAAGTATTTTTGTAATTTACTACTCACACAAGTAAGTTATTGAACACCTAAAGGGATTAGATTGTTCGCTATTAAACCCCTATCGTTAAGAGGACGGGAGGGGTTTTTTAGTATCTACTGTCCTCTCCAATTCCTTGGTCTACTTGAATCAAGTCGTACAAGTTCTTTATCTATAGCGTTTAAACGGTGAAAAATTTCTCGGATGTCGCCTTGTCTTTTGTTGGATCGGTTTCCTAAGACCATCAGCAACGCTGACACCATAGCACCAATTAAAGCAGCAGCAATTTCAGACATTTACATTAGGCCATGTTCCTTGCTGGATTTTAATCCATTGCTTTTGAGCCTCTATAAGATCAGGCTTTGATGTCTCTGGATCGTTAAGAACACTCCATATTTCGATTCTGTTATTAATAGATTCAACAGTTATGCCATGAGCTTCGGCTATTACTTCCTTTTGTGCCTGAGAAAGGAATTTCATTACTTTTAAGCCATTTATGTC